CGGTAAAGCCGCACCCAGCGCCAGCCGACCCCGCCGTGTCACCCCGATCCCGCGCGCCAACCCACCGCCGCCAAGCCCGCGCCCGGCGAAAGCTGGCGGTCGCGCCCCGTCGCACACCCCGGCAAGCCCGCCGCCCGGCGCGCTTTCGCGCTTTGACCCGGCGAAGTCTGTGTCTGGGGAGGGGGGATCAGATCTCTGCGTCCCTCTGGCTGGAGACCGCCGCCCCCTCTCGCGTGAGTTTTCGCGAAATTCAGGGGTGGGGGTATCAGGCCCAAAACGAAAAAAGCGCCGTACCGGCGCGAAGTGGTGCTGTCGTAGCTCAATCGGTAGAGCAGCCACCTTGTAAGCGGCAGGTTCGCGGTTCGAGGCCGCGCGACGGCTCCAACTGAAATGGAGGGAATCCCATGAATACAACCATGAACCTTCAGCCCGTCGCCATTGACCGGCTGAAACCTGCGAAATACAATCCCCGGAAAGACCTGAAACCCGGCGATCCCGCCTATGAAAAGATCAAGCGCAGCATGACGGAATTCGGGTATGTCGATCCCGTGATCTGGAACGAGGTTTCCGGGAACATCGTCGGCGGTCATCAGCGGTATAAGGTACTGAAAGCCGAGGGCGCAACCGAGATCGACTGTGTGGTCGTCCACATCGAGAATCCGCAGGACGAGAAGGCGCTCAACATCGCACTCAATAAGGCTACTGGCGACTGGGAGCCGAAGGCGCTGGCGGATTTGCTCGGCGACCTGCAATTGTCCGGATATGATCTAGGCGCGACCGGCTTTGACGCCGCCGAGGTGGACGACCTGTTCTCCAAGGTACACGACAAGAGCGTGAAGGACGACGAGTGCACGCTCGATCCGGACGCGATGAAGCCCTTCGTGCAGCTGGGCGATGTGTGGACGCTGGGCAGGCACCGGATGGTGTGCGGGGATTCCACCGACGCCGACACCGTCGATCTGCTCATGGGCGACGTGGAGGCAAACCTCGTGGTCACCGACCCGCCTTACAATGTGTCGTATGAGTCCGCCGACGGCAAGTCCATCCAGAACGACAGCATGTCGGACGGCAAGTTCTATGAGTTCCTGCTCGCCGCGTTCAAGAACATGGCGGCGCATATGGCCGAGGGCGGCAGCGCGTACATCTTCCACGCGGACACGGAGGGGCTCAACTTCCGCAGGGCGTTCAAAGAAGCGGGCTTTCACATCAGCGGCGTGTGCATCTGGGTGAAAAACAGCCTTGTACTTGGCAGAAGCCCGTACCAATGGCAGCACGAGCCTGTGTTGTTCGGCTGGCTGCCTAATGGTAAGCACAAATGGTTCACCGACCGAAAGCAGACCACCATCTGGAACTTCGACAAGCCCAAACACAGCGCCCAGCACCCCACCATGAAGCCCGTGCCGCTTTTGGCGTATCCCATCAAGAACAGTTCCGCACCCAACGGTATCGTTCTGGACCTCTTTGGCGGCAGCGGTTCCACGCTCATCGCCTGCGAGGAAACCGACCGCATCTGCCACATGATGGAGCTTGATCCCCGATACGCCAGCGTCATCGTGGAGCGGTATCATCTGGCGTATCCCAACGGAAAGATCACCGTGCTGCGTGACGGACAGGAGCTTTCCTATGATGAGATAGCCTTGCAAGCCGAGGAACTGGAGTAAGCGATGGCAACCAGAGGGAGAAAGCCCAAGCCAACTGCCATCAAGGTGCTGGAAGGCAATCCGGGCAAGCGCCCGCTGAACGCGCACGAACCCGCGCCGCCGAAAGCCAGCATCAGGTGCCCGTCGTGGCTACTGCCCGAAGCAAAAAAGGAGTGGAAACGGCTTGCCCCCTCTCTTGAGGCGATGGGCGTTTTGACGATGGCGGACATCACGGCCTTCGAGGGCTATTGTCAGGCGTACGCCCGCTGGAAGGAAGCGGAGGAGTTTATCACGCAGCACGGCTCCATCTTCCAAACGCCCAGCGGGTATGTACAGCAGGTTCCGCAGGTCAGCATCGCTCAGCAGAACCTCAAAATCATGCAGTCTTTCTGCTCGGAATTCGGTCTGACGCCTGCGACCCGCGCGCGTATCATCGCAAACGGCGGTGGATCAGGCAGCGGCGAAAGCGAGGACCCGATGGAGCGGCTGCTGAAGGGTGGGTGGACGGATGGCTTATGATGAGAAGCGAGCTGGGCGCGTGCGCGGCTTTATCGAGTGCCTGAAGCACACCAAGGGCGAGTTCCACGGCAAGCCCTTCAAACTGCTCCCGTGGCAGCAGAAGATCATAGGCGATGTGTTCGGCACGGTGCGCGACGACGATGCGGCGATCCGCCAGTTCACCACGGCGTACATCGAAATCCCCAAAAAGCAAGGCAAAAGCGAACTCGGCGCGGCCATCGCGCTCAATATGCTGGTCAATGACGACGAGTGGAAAGCCGAGGTCTACTCCTGCGCATCCGACCGCCAGCAGGCTGCCATCGTGTTCGACGTCGCGGTCGATATGGTCAAGCAGTCCCCGGCGCTCTTGAAGCGGATCAAGATCATCCCCAGCATGAAGCGCATGGTTTACCAGCCCACCGGCAGTATCTATCAGGTGCTATCCTCGGAAGTCGCCACCAAGCACGGCCTGAACGTCAGCGCCTGCATCTTCGACGAGCTCCACACGCAGCCCACCCGCGCGCTGTACGATGTCATGACGCAGGGCTCAGGCGACGCTCGCAGGCAGCCGCTATGGTTTCTGCTCACGACGGCGGGCACGGACAGGACCAGCATCTGCTGGGAAGTGCATCAAAAGGCGCTTGACATCCTCGAGGGCAGAAAGGCCGACCCGCGCTTTTATCCAGTGATCTTCGGCTTGCCGGACGATGCGGACTGGTCAGATGAAAAAAACTGGTACATCGCCAATCCTTCGCTCGGCCATACCATTGACATCGAGAAGGTTCGCGATGCTTACCGCAAGGCGCTGGAGACGCCCGCGGATGAGAACATGTTCCGACAGTTGCGTCTGAACCAGTGGGTCAAGCAGTCTATCCGCTGGATGCCGATGGACAAGTGGGACGAGTGCGGCGGCGTGGTCGATCCCTACGAATTGGAAGGCCGCGCCTGTTATGCCGGGCTTGACCTGTCCAGCACCAGCGACCTCACCACCTTTGTGTTGGTCTTCCCACCCCGCGACGAGGAAGAGCCGTACATCGTGCTGCCGTTCTTCTGGCTGCCGGAGGACACGCTCCAGCTGCGGGTGCGGCGCGATCATGTCATGTACGACACATGGGAGCGGCAGGGGTACATCCAGACCACGGAAGGGAACGTCGTTCACTACGGGTTCATCGAGGCGTTCATCTGCCAGTTGGGCGAGCGTTACAACATCCGCGAGGTTGCCTACGACCGCTGGAACGCGACGCAAATGGTGCAGAACCTTGAGGGCGACGGCTTCACAATGGTTCCCTTCGGGCAGGGTTTCAAGGATATGTCCCCGCCCAGCAAGGAACTGATGCGCATCGTGCTGGAGCGAAAGCTGAACCACGGCGGGCACCCGGTGCTCCGGTGGAACTTCGACAATGTCTACGTGCGCACCGACCCGGCTGGAAACATCAAGCCGGACAAAGAAAAATCCACGGAGAAGATAGACGGCGTGGTCGCGTTGGTCATGGCGCTGGACAGAGCCATGAAAAACGGGAACGGCGGCGCTTCCGTCTATGACGACCGTGGATTCTTAGTATTGGGGTGATGACATGCCTTTGAAGCCGAAACGGCCCTGCCGCTATCCCGGCTGTCCCAACCTGTGCGTAAGCGGCGTATATTGCGAGGAGCACCGGAAGGAATGTAGCCACGACGTGATGCGCGGCGGGGCGTATGCCCGGGGGTACGACGCCAGATGGCGTAAGGCTAGGGCGCTGTACCTTCGGCAGCACCCGCTATGCGCAGAGTGCCGTAGGAGCGGCGCACTAACCCCGGCCACTGTGGTCGATCACATCATTCCACATCGCGGCGATAAGGTACTTTTCTGGGATCAAAAAAACTGGCAGCCCCTTTGCAAGGACTGCCATGATCGAAAGACAGGGAGCGGATTATGAGTTCCTATGCTTTGTGATTGTTCGATGTTACCTTCACGCCGATTACTAGTGCAGCGAGACCAATTAACCCGCCAAATATCCAATCACTGTGTTTCTTTGCACCATCTACTACTTTTTCTAAGAAACCCTTGTTTCTGCTATCGGTCTGTGCCATTCGAGCCGACATCTCCATTACTTTGTTGCGAATATCGGCGCGTTCTTCAGGTGGGAAATCGGCCCGTTCGCTTTGGCGCAAGAAACTGTCAATAATTTCCCTATCCGCATCGGTAACTGCCTTTACTGTATTGCTATTAGCGTCGTTGACAGTTACCATAATTTCTTTGAAGCAACGAGTTAGCTCCTTTGCCGTCTCTGGCACACTCAGGATGAAATCAAGCGTTTTACTTGCCACAGTAGGTTCAAGAAATGGGAGCATGTTTAGAACTCCCGAAACATGCTCTGGCACGATATCCTGTATGCTATCAATGCCCATTTTCGTCAACAACTGACGTTCATTCATTAACTCTGACACGATGCCCGCCCCCTTTTGTATATTCATTAACATTATATCATGCTAATGGCAAAAAATGGAGGTGAATTATGAAATTTCCGTTCTTTAAGGGTCTTCACTCTCGTGACAAACCTCGGGACAGCGTCAGTTCTGCGCCCAGTTTCTACTTTGGCACCAGTGGCGCGGGCAAATCGGTGACGGTCTCAACCGCAATGCAGATGAGTACCGTGTACGCATGCGTGCGCGTGATCGCGGAGACCATCGCGTCTCTCCCGCTCCATGTGTACGAGATCACGGATAAAGGCAACATGAAAGCAACGGAGCACCCGCTGTATCGCATCCTGCACGATGCGCCGAACGAGGAAATGACCTCATTCATCATGCGGGAGACGATGCTCAGTCACTTGCTCCTGTGGGGCAACGCCTACGTCCAGATCATCCGCTCCGGGCGCAACCGTATCATCGGGCTATATCCGCTGATGCCCGATCACATGGAGGTCGACCGTGATTCCGCTGGGAACCTGACCTACACCTACACCACCACGGAAGGGCGCACGGTGCGCCTTTCCCAGGACGACGTGCTGCACATCTCCGGCCTCGGCTTTGACGGTGTAATGGGCTACAGTCCGATTGCGCTGGAGCGCAACGCCATCGGTCTGGGGCTGGCCGCTGAGGAGTATGGCGGGAAGTTCTTTGCCCATGGCGCGCGCCCGTCTGGCGTGCTGACGCACCCGAACACGGTCAAAGACCCTAAGCGCCTGCGGGAAAGCTGGAACGCCGCCTACGGCGGCAGTGCCAACGCGAACAAGGTGTGCATTCTGGAAGAAGGCATGACCTACGCGCCGATCTCCATCCCCAACTCCGAAGCGCAGTTCCTGGAGACACGAAAGTTTCAGGTGGAGGAAATCTGCCGTATTTTCCGTGTCCCACCGCATCTGGTGTGCAACCTTGACCGCGCAACATTCTCAAACATCGAGCACAGCAGCATCGACTTCGCGGTACATACTATTCGACCATGGCTGGTTCGGATTGAACAGGCCGTCAACCGCGCCCTTTTCTCCGAGAACGAGAAAGGGCGCTTTTATGTGCAG